TGTCTCCATTGATTAATCATCAGACCAGTACAAACACGTTCTTCTGTAATAAGCGAACGCTTCTGAGCCTCTGACGACTTACGAAAGAACTTAGATGTAAGACGAGCACCAAGACCTACGGTGAACTCTTCCATTGTCTTTTCAGATTCATCACCAGGAACAAGTGCAGGCAGTGAGTCAATAACAATCATGTCAGCAGCACGATTAGACATAACATTAATTACAAGGTTGTAAGCATGCTCCATGATGTTGGTTTCAACAATCCACAAACGCTCTAGGTCAACACCAATGGACTCTGCGTATTCAGGAACAAACTCTTCAGCAGCAACCCACAAACAAATAAAGTCTGGGTTCAATGCTTGGTTAGTTGCAATGGTTTTAAACGCAAGTGCAGTTTTACCAGATGATTCTTCACCAATGATTTCACTCCATTGGTTTACAGGCCAGCCACCACCAAGCATCAAGTCATAAGACAAAATGCCTGTAGAAATGCGGTCTAATTTGCCACGGGTTTCACTACCCTTAACAATTGTTCCTGCACCGTATTGTTTGTTGACCGAATTAATGATTGAAGACAGACTGTCCCAATTGTTTTCCACTTGTGCTCCTATACCCAGTTAGATTGTTCGCCTTGATCGTAAAGTGAATTCCACCCACACTCAAAGCATCTCGGTGCTGGAACCTTACCACCTGCAGATGCATTTGAGCGACTAAATACATTATTACTTCTACATCTTGGACAAGTTTGATTACCATCTACACGATGTGCTTCTCCACCCTTCCATGAGCGAATAGCACTACCCATGTCAGTTTGTCCGTTAGGGTCGGAGTTCTGGGCAATATTAGTTTGATGTTGCAAAGGCGATTGCATTACACGTTCTTGCGCCTGTTGTTGTAACGCTGGAAGTACCACACGCTCCGTAGGTAATGACCTACGTTCTTCTTGAGGTGCGTTGTTTAACTTTCTATCCCACCAATTACTCATTGTTGTTCCTTATTCTGCGGCTGATATTAACGCAATAACCTGATTTTCTAACATCTTTTGTACAAGAGCCATACCAAATGCTACTAGGACTCCCTTGGAGCCTTCAATCATAGCAGGGGGTGGTAGTTCTTCCTCATCCATTGTCTTAGATAAAACTTCAGTAAACCAATCTACTGATTGTTCTATTTCATCATAGACACCAAAGTCGTGAAGCAAGTCCCACTGGTCATCAATTAGTTGTTCTTCTAGTTCCTGCACTTCTTGTGATGGTGGGGTCATCCCCACGCTTTGTGCAATCTGTTGCCCACCAGGGAAAGAAAGCATTAGGCAAAAGTTTCTTTTCTCTGCAAGGTTATTCATTTTCCTTTTGCCTCCGACCAATTAGTTGCTGCATGACAGGACACCTTAAGTGTGACTCCCATAATACTCCTATCGTGACCCATTGCAGTAACTAGGGTGGACATTGCAGAGTTTTCGTCTTCTTCTGGGGCAATAGCAACAAGTTCGTCATGGACCTGAACCAACATTCTGGCATTAGTACCTACAAAAGCGGTGCTCACATCAATCATGGCCTGCTTGCAGATGTCTGCGGCACTTCCTTGAATGATGGCGTTGATGGCTTGACGCTGTGCTCGTGATTGTGTGAACGAATCTTTTGACAGAAGTTCTGGCAATCTACGCCTGCGACCAGTCAGTGTCGTTACATACCCAACTCGTGCGGCTTTGGTAATAGCAACTTGCTTCCAACGTGTCAGTTCTGCAAAACTCTTATAGTAGTTATTCAGAATTTCCATAGCATGCTCATCGTCAATACCTGTAGTACGAGCAAGTTTTGCGTAACCACCACCGTATGCGGTAAGAAAGTTTACTCCCTTACCAATCTGCCGTTCTTCTGATGACACTTCGCCTACGGGTTTCTTAAATACAGCAGCCGCAGTTGCGGCGTGAATGTCCTCGTTGTTTCTAAAAATGCGAAGCAACTGCTGGTCTTGGCTAAACATAGCCATTACTCGGAGTTCAATCTGGTCATAGTCAGCCACAAGCATTGTGTACCCATCTGGTGGAACAAACAAACTACGAATAGTTGAATCTCGTGGGATGTTCTGCAGGTTCGGGTTAGACGAAGACAAGCGACCAGTTGCGGCTCGGTGCAAGTTAAAAGACGGATGTAACTTACCGTTGTTCAACTTGGGGATAAGACCTTCAACATATGTTGACTTCATCTTTTGGATTTCTGCATAGTTCAACAACAACGGAATAAGAGGGTGCTTATCTTTCAATTTACCTAAAGCCTCGTTATCCACAGACGGAGCGCCACTATTGGTTTTCTTACTTGGCTTAAGACCAAGCCCACCTGCTCGCTTACCTGTAAACAAGTAAGTCTGCTTATCCTTGTTGGAATCTGGGTTAAACCCAGCGTAAGAGTTATCAACAATGTCCAACAGACATTCCCGAATCTTATTGTCCAATTCTTTGCGGAGCAGTTTAAGAGAGGCTGTGTTTACTGTAATGCCTTCATCCTCCATCAACATAAGAACACGAAGCACTTCCATGTCTTGTTTGATAGCAGGCTGAAGTTCTTCATGCATGTTCAGTTTTGCTCGCAACTTTGAGTAGAGCATCCATGTCCAACGAGCATCTAAGTGAACGTACTTAGCCGCAGAACTAAATGGAACAGTGTTAATGACAGCACCAAGTTTTCCTTCTTTGGCGTAAGCGTTATGCCCTCCAAAGTTCTGGGCAATCAAGTTAGTCAATGAGAATGATTGAGAGTTCTCATCTTCCAGATGTTGGAGAATCATTGTGTCAACATATGGGCCTGGGGGTAACTCGCCGTAATACTTCCTAATAGAGCGAGCGTCAAACTTTACGTTGTGTCCTACCTTTGTAAGTTTGCTAAAGAAGATAGGGCGAAGTGCTTCAAACACCTCATACTTAGACAATTGCTGTGGTGGCTCTGAGTACACACCAGGAATCACATACTTGGCTTTAGCCATTGATTCCTTACCACTCACTGTTACCTTGCGATAACCAATTGGTGGAATAGTTGTACCGTCACCACGTTCTTCTGGGACAATAATCTCACCAAAAAGGTGACCCATTGGGATAGCCCAAGAGCGACCATAGGTGGCAATACCAATCCAAAAGACCTCATTGCGTAACGGGTCTAATGCCAAATCTTTGAGATAGCGCTGGCGAATTGCTTCTGTTGAAGAAGCGACAATTGAATCCGCAGGGTTCTTAAGCGTTGCGATGTGGTCTTTACACTCTTTTAAGAAAAGTGTATTGATATCATCATGGCGCTCAATTACCCCACGGGACTCAATGTCAAAGGCGAACTCCCCTGCCTCTGTAACTACTTCAACAAGTTCATGCAACTCTTCAACGGTATGAACCGTTTGTTGCATGAATCCTACTGAGCGTCAAGAATATCTGTTGCTACTTCCAACAGTTCTGTACGAGTAGGAATCTTGATGATGCTTGGGTCGTACGCACTGTTGACCAACACCTTCATGGTGTCTTCAGTGAATGCTGTAAGTTTCCACTCTTCAAGGTCACGTTCACGAACCATCTGCAAGATAGTTTGCGTCTGTGCTCCCTTGCCAGTCTTGGATACTGCCCAGTAATTCTTGGACAGAGGTCCCTGACGAGGGTCAAGGTGGAAGTTCTTCAGTTGGTCAATCAAGCGAACGCCAACTTCAAATGACTTAACGATTGCTTCTTCTTCATTGTTGAGTACAGCAATGTTGAAAGCAAACTTGGTGCTTGGGCGATTACCTGCATCGCACAGTGGGCAACCATTCGGGTCATCGTGCAAACAAACAAATGACTTCTGGCCTTGACGACCATCAATCCAGTGTGTTCGGAACGATGCATACGGCTCGTCTTCCAAGAACTTGATGACTTGTGTGTCTTCAGTTACCTTGAAGCGCTGTGCGTATGGTGAGGCTGCTTCTTGTACACGGTCTGCTGCACCCCAACCACTTTTAATGGTCTTGGTTGCAGTAGGCGCACTAACAGCCTCTGTTTTCTTCGGTGTAATTTCTTGCTCTTCGTCTTCGTAATCGTCATAATTTGACATGATGTACCTTGCTCTTTCAGTGTTGATTTGACCATTGTTCTTTTATGTGTTTTTTAAAGCCTACCCAATCTGCACCTTTTCCTCGTGGATTATTGAGTCCAAAGTGTTCAACTGAGTAGAGTAACAACTCTACCTGCTTTTTGCTATATAACCTACGCCCCTTCAAAGATTTTCCAGGAATTTGTTCTCCGTCTGGGGTAGCGGTTCTGAACGAAGGAGTAGGTATAAACCCACGTTCTTCCCACCTCCTGATGGTTCCTGGCTTCCTATCTAGGGCTTTAGCCACCTCACCTACGGTGTAGAAGGCTGTCTTCTCCCCACGAACCGTGTAATAGGTTGCGTGGAGAAAAACAAATGGGTCATCGTTAACTACTGGTTTACTACCTGACCTATTTTTAGGCGGCTTTTTACCAGGATAGTTAGGTAACTCCCCAAGGAAACTGTCTATGCCTTTAATGCCCAAGTCTCTTTCTCAACATAAAAGGTTTTGACTTTCTCTTGAATTGCTTCGTCATTCCAAGCAAGGCCAAGTAACTTGTCTTCACTAAGAACTTCAACAACTTCTCTCACTGTGTCCCAGTGACCATTCTCTTTAGCCCATGCTTCAGCAGCACTGGTGTTGAATGATTTAGAAATACGGCGCTCACGCTTGAGTTCCAAGTCACCAAGGTCAATCCAGATGTTTCCTTTTTCATCTGGCTTACCGTGAGCAACCAACATCTCTGTAAGTTCTGCTTTAAGAGCATCTGTTCTCTTTTGTGTTTGGTCAAGCATTGACTTGTGGTTTTTATAATCTTCAACCACTCGCCTTGTATGTGCTTCATTAAAGTCTGATGCTGGTGTTTCTCTTACAATCTTTGACATGTTATACCTCGCTGTTAGTTAAGAACGAAGACAGAGCGCCTAAGTTCAATTGAAAGTTTCCCTTACTATCGTAACCACCGTCAACAAAGGCTTTATTGATATTTCTTTTTTCTTGCAACATTTCGTACTGTCGCTCCTCAATACTGCCCTTCATAACGAATGACACGATATTAACGTGAGGAAACTCAGATGACAACCTAATAATTCGTGCTTCTCTCTGGTCTAGTTTTCCAGCGCTCCAAGGAAGGTCATACGAAATAAGGTAATTGGCAATTGGTAAGTCCACGCCATACCCACCAGCATCTGACGAAAGGAACAACCTGGTGTTTGGGTCTGTAGAAAACTGTTGCTTGGCTTTGTCTCTAGAGATGGTGTCCATACCGCCCATAAACAAAACGCTCTTAGTAGTGGCCTTTGTTGCTTCTTGGATAAGTCTCAAATTATTCTTAAAGAAAGAGAACAGTACAACTTTATTCTTAGGGTCTTCATTCAAAACATCTTCAATATACTGAAGTACCGCATCTAATTTGGGTGTGTTGAACTTGTCTGGAATCATTCCACGAGAAACAATGTCTGCTGAGTACCGACTACCTTCAGCAGTCTTATCATCTAAGAACAGTTGTGAAGAAATCTTTACTAACTGTGGGTTGTCACAGAACATGCGAAGAGTTGTGAGTTTGGACATGATGTCACCTTGTGCTTCTCCTGCACCACCATTACCGTAATAGTTAGCCCACAAGTCAAAACTGCGACCATGTTGTGTAACTGCTTTCTGAATTGATTGTAGTAACTCTTCAGCAATCATCTTGTACGTTGATGCACCTGCTGAGTCAAAAGGAACAGGTATGAAGTGATTAATTACTTGAGGAAGTTGGTCCTGGATATCTTCACGAGTTTTACGAACCATTACCTCCTGCATACTCTCATGGAGTGCTTTAAGGTTTCGGTATCTACT